CCCTCGGACATTTTGCCACCAGGTAGTGCGGAATTTTTTTATGATATTCTCGTCAAAGGGTTGACCAGCGGCTTTGAGGAATACCGAAGTATAGGTATCCTTTAAATCCATTTAGTCTACTCGTTCTCCGGCATTTAATTTAAATACTGCAAAGTCTGTGGTCTTAAACAACTTGTTCAGTTTCTTGGCTAAATTTCTTGCGTGTCCGGGATTACTAAAACTAACTTTTTTGTACTTTGGGCCAGGATAACTGGATACCATACTACCACTTTTCAAGTTAAAAGGCTGATCTTTGTAAAACACAGCCCAAATGGCATCACTGTTGAGAATTTGCTCAACTTTGTATGTTTCCTTGTCAGTGTATTCAAGAATAACTTTGGGTTTAGGTCGACTCATATCTATACGTGTTATTATAAAGCACGTATATATTTATGTCTAACTAAAGTTGCCACCGTCAAACTTAACATTAATGTTGGTTGTAGATTCACGTATTTCCACCAACATCGCGTGTATTTCCTGAACAGTTTTTCCTAATTTAGCAGTCATCACAGCTAATTCTTGAGTAAGCTCTCTCGCTTCTTGAATTGTTAATCTTATATCTTTTTGCTGACCACGCTCTGCAACTGCTATGCGTTGAATAAGTTTTTCAACACCCGGTAACGTATTTGGAATATTATTTTGAGACATTAGCCAATACCTGTTTCATTTCAATTTCAGATTGAAACGGACCTTGAAACTCATACCTTTGTAATGTTATTAATTTAGGACAAAAACTTTTTACCCATCCTTTATCGAACCGTATCACATAAAAGCCTGCACAGTACAAACTCTTGCTATCTCCACTCTTTGTAAACAACGGTAATTTTCTTTTTATATCATACATTGCATTATGAGGCTCAGCACTTGTGGCATAACCGTGAACTTCGTTAGGTAATGCATCGTTGGCTTCTTTAATAATTTTAGCCACAAAGAAATTTTTACCAAATTGTTTAGTAAGACTTTCTTTTGTGTCGTAGATTTGTACACCTAATTCGTTACTCATGACAAATCTATCATCTTCGTTTTTTCTTAGAGTGGCAAATTTTTCACCGTCTCGTTCAACAATCCAGAATTTGTTTTCTATAATTGGTTTAGCGTGTAAGTCTGTCATAGTGTTCTCCCAGCAGTCATTAGTTTTTGATTCACAAGTATCTTCATACGGACAAAGTTTTAATTTCATTTGAATACCTCGCATTTAGTGGCTCGGCATAGGCCTGTGCCTGATCGGCAATTTTTTTAAGATCGTAAAGATTACAAAATTTCATTAATCTAATTCCAACTTGACTAATATTTTTATTAGCAGTTGTTGCTGTTAAAATAGTTTCTGTGATAATGTTTTTAATTTCTTCGGGCTGTGCAGAGAGATCGATTAAAATACGATTGCGTTCATAATCATCTAACACACGATGTTCTTTACCTTCGTGGTCGGACCAACGTTGCAACATGAGATTGTTCCACGCATAGCCTTTTGAGTCTCGGTCACCATAGGCTTCACGGAGACCAACCTTATTCTTTGTGCCTTTTTCACGTACTCCCGGATATGCAGAGAATACGTTGTCTGAGGTATCGCCTCGCATACACTTCTCAAAGAGTAACCACTGGGGGTCCGGAATCGCTTTTGTTTCTTGAGTTTTTTTATCAATGACTCTTTTACCTTTTGCATCAAAAATACCTTCGTGTGTAATAGTAGTTTCCATAACACCATTAAATTGGCGTACATTAGGTGCAATCAATTGTACAAAGTCTGTATCGGTCGAAATAATAACATGATCATCGTTTGGATGTGTCTGTATCCAACCAGCAATTAAGTCATCTGCTTCTAGGCGTGAATGTTGTAGCACTGTGCAATTTGTCTTTTCTGTGACAAATTCTTTAAAGGTATCAAATGCTTCCCAAAATACTTTTTCTTCTTCTGCTTCACGCTCTGTATGTGCGGCACGACTAGCAACTCTTTGTGCCTTATAAGGCTTGTAATGATCTTTACGCCAGCTTCGACCTTCTAAACAAAACACCACATGACTTCCACCAAAGTCTTGCCAAGCCTTTTTAATACTGTTTAGTGTAATATGAAAGGCCATACCTAATTTGATATCAGCATCACCGTTGATTACATGCCTAGCACGAAAGAAAGTGTTTGCAGTATCAACTAAAATATATGTCATAGATTCTTTTTTCTAACAGAATTAATATCAATAACGCCAGTGTTCACAGCGCCGCCGAAATCTCCGTCAACTACTACATTAGCACATAGTTCACGGAACCAACGATCTACAATCTCTTCGTCTTTATCACCGTCGAAACCATAGCCCTCTTGCTTTAATTTTAACACAAAATGATCGTTCCAGTCAAGCTCAAAAAAGCCATTCCTAATATTGTCTTTGTTTATGTGTGTATTTAATACACCTACCCATGGTTCTTTGAGCCTAGTAGCCCGATCTTTTGGTGCTAACTTGGCCGATTCTTCTTGCTCTAGAGCAAGATTTGCTTTCTTTTCGGCTAGGGTAATTTCATCAGCCTTCTGATCAGCTAGTTTTGTAGCTTCATCTATTGCTGTTTTGGTATCGATAAGTTGTTGCTCTAGTTTATCAATACCCATTATTTTTTTAAAGAATTTTGTTAGCATCATGTACCCCACTCGTTTTTAAATAATGGAACTTGTAGTCTATCGCTATAGCGCCAGCCACGCTTCATTGCCGCTAGTGCTACATTCTTTGCGTTAAGTGTATATACACTTTCCACTCCGCCCACTGGCATTAAGTAAACGTGCCCTTTAAATCCCGCTTCTTTAAATTCCTCAACAGCGTGTTCTGCATCGATAACATCTTCTGCTGTTGCTACTACAAATTTAAGATATGCTGTACCTACTTCTTCGTATTCACAAACAACTTCTGGGCGAATAGCCTCAAACCAATTCTCACCACTTGCAGGAAGTTTAGCACTTACTGAAAATGTAAGCTCTTTACCCACTTCGCTATTCCACTTTCTCAAGTATTCTTTAAATTCCGGAGTAAGTTTTTGAGTACCATTTGTTTCAAATGTAATTTCCTTCAACGCCTTCATTTTAGAATTGTTAAGCAAGTCTGGATAAGCACGTTGCCAACCCAGCAAAGGTTCGCCACCTGTAATAACCAAGTGTTCATCCTTCCACTCGTTATGCGGAATAATTTCCATAATACGATCTGTAATTGCTTCGCTAGTAAGCATTGGCGACAAATCTTTAAACTCTGGCATCCAAGATGCATAAGAATCACAACCTGTGCTAACTAGTGGAAGCTCTTCATACTTTTGAAAAGGTGTAACTAATGAATGTGTAGCTGCAATACCAGCAGCCTCCATACTCAATTCACCACGCGACATACCAAACCCAGCACACTTAAAGTTACAACCAAATGTGCGTAGAAATACACTAGGAACACCCATATAGCGTCCCTCACCTTGAATGCTGTAAAACAACTCTGCAATTTTAATCTTACTCATACGTTAATTTCACCTTCAAAAATATTTGACCACTGTTTTAGTTTAGCAATCTTGTTGTCGGCGGCAATGATCACTTCTTCTTTGTCTACTAGATTGTGGTCTATACAAAGATTGATCATGGCCTGTAAATCTCCTAGCTCTTCCGCCAAATGCTGTCTATTAGTAAGTGGCTTACCTGGTTTAACATTATCTAAACCAAAGCGATTAATTTTACTAATAGCAACAATTACTTCTGCACATTCTTCTTGAGTAATGTCTAGAATTTCTTTTTCTTTATTATTCATATTACTATTATACACTCTTTTTTGCTAAAGACCAAGAACCATTTTTATTATCAGTCCAAATTAATTCATCACCTTCTTTCCAGCCCGTTTCTTTGAGCATATCTTCGGGGAAGGGCAATATTAAGTCACCTGTTTCGGGGTCGTCTTGTAGTTCAACTGTCCAATTTTTCAATGTTAACTCCTGATTTTTTAAGGAACTCAATCCCAGCATCATCTCTATAGTTCTCACCATAGTAAACACTATTAATGCCAGACTGATATATAAGTTTGGCACATTCAATACACGGGGCGTGAGTAATAAAAATATCAGCCCCAAACCCACTGTCATTAGACTTCGCCAGTTTTGCAATAGCATTTGATTCTGCATGAAGTACTTCTGGTTTGGTTTTTAATCCGTATCTGTATTCTTCTTCTGCATCTTCGTTGTATTCTGTATAGGGATATAGTGCATCAAATTCTTCCGGACTAAGCCATCCGCCAGCACCGCTATCATATATTCTATCTTCGCAGTTGTTATCCCAACCCGCCGGCATACCGTTGTAGCCAATTGAAATGATACGATCATCTTTGACCACAATAGCACCAACGTGAAGTCTTTTAGCATGACTAAGTTCTGCGAACACCTTTGCGGTTTTCATATAGGTTTGTTTGAACTTTTCCTTCATTTTCTTTCTTCCATTCTTGTTGCTTGAGTTCTCGACATTGCTTCCTTACTTCCATGGGAATGTCAGGATGCCATTCGGCTATACCGCAGTCGTATACTCTGTATTCGGGCATTGGAGTTAGACTAAGTATCAATATCCACAACAGAAATCCTACCGCAAATCCTATTAGATATTTTATCATAGTCTATCACTTAGTAATAGATTACACATTAATGCATCTTGTTCTGTTTTAAAAAAGAATTTCATATAGTCTGCAGAAACTTCAGTAGTATATCGATTACCCGGTAATCCAAAATGTTCAATGACCATGGCACAACTTGCATTCCACCATTTATTTTCTTGTGAGTTCCAGGTTAAATTAACAACGTTCATTTGATAAATCTCTGAAAAATCTATGTATAAAACTTTCTTCTAGACACGAATATTCGAGACTGTCTTTAATGCGTTTATAATGTATCCAAGTTTGATCTTCTATTACAACTGTGTCGATAACTTGAAAAGTTTCAAAGTTGCTGCTACGCCATTTTTCGCCCATATTAACTTTTTGCATTTTTAGCCCTTACAGATAGATATGTTTCATTATGAATCCATCTGTTATTTACTAAAAACCCCCATTCACGTTTCTGGGGACCGGGCATAAACAATGTCCATGCAGTTACGCTAGGATCAAGCTCAATACGATGATAAGAGTTAGCCCTACATATACGAAAATGGCCGGGTCCTCGCCATTTACATATCTCACCAAATTTACGACCCTGTTGGTCAAATTGAGGAACCCATTCATAATAACCGCCTTTAAGTATTAGTGTTGCATATGGCCAGGGATGATCATGAACATCGTCCGGATCTGATTTAAGAAACTTGTGAATAAACACATTAAACGGAAACCAATTTCTATCTTTTAGAAAGACATAATATCTTTCGAGATATGGTTGATCGTTTATACGATCCATTATGATTCTTTTACGTTCTACTCGTTCTAAAAAGTTTAGAAACCATTTCATTTGCTGGCCTCCAGAAATTCATTTAGTCTATGCACAGCCTCGTTGAAATCTATGGCCCATATCTTAGCTTCGAGTATTCCTTCGGCGATGTGTATATTAAAAGGAATTACACCATTCAGTCTAAAGTTTTCAGGAACTTCTGTAGTAACAACAAACTCATGTAAGTTCTTTGCTCTAAAGATTAAATTGTTAGCCATATCGACTGAGTTCATAGTTTTTCTCCGCAATGTGGACACAGTTTGGTTGTAGCATTACGCATTTCTTTTAGTGTCTTGTTTAGTTTACGAGAATCAGCAATAATCCTGCGTATACTCTTACGATCCCTATCGTGTTTGGCCTTGCCCAATTCTTCTTTAAGGTGTAGCTTCATTTTCTGAAGACGGCCTTCAAAGATTTCAATAAAGCCCGTTATACCCGGACTAGAGCTAGGTGGTGTACCTGAACTCATGATATAAAATCGTAAGTTCTTTCAAATATCGAACCATCACAAATATACAGCTCGCCGTCAATACCTTGCATTAGATAGTCGCCCGGTTTACCCTGTTTGTAATTTCCTTCTAACGTATTGACTCGAAATTCTTCATCAATCTTTTTGGCGTGTACTACAATGGGTCGCTTTACACAAGCACCCATTTCTTCTACTTGTTCAAATGTGTCAAATGTTTTCATCCTAGTTCCTTAATATAGTATTTCGATGCAGGATATCTTGCCTGCAACCATTCTAACAAGCCCTCTTCAACTGGCAAGCGGATGCTATCAAACTTGTTGGTAATGTATTTCATCGCGGTGCAAACTCTTGTTGTAGTTTAATGTTGTCAAAGAACTCTTTCTTTGTATGAGGATCATCTTTGAATGTACCTTTGAGTACAGTAGTCTGTGTTAGACAGATAGTTATCTAGTCTTACAAGAGTTTACAATATTCATAAACTCTGCTCGGACACTTGGCTCAGTCTTGAAACAGCCACCTAATTTGCTTGTGACTGTGCTGGATCCTACATCCTCAACTCCGCGACTCTTTACACAGTAATGCTGGGCGTCGATTACCACAGCAATATTATCTGTGTCAAGAATAAATTGTAGTGCGTGATAGATCTGTTCAGTTAATCGTTCTTGGATTTGAGGACGCTTAGAGAAGTATTCTACAATGCGATTGATTTTACTCAGCCCCAGGACTTTCTGTTTAGGAATATATCCTACAGTGGCCAAACCATCAATAACAACAAAGTGATGTTCACAATTTGATTGGACATTGACATTGCGTTCAATTACCATCTCATCGTATTTCATTTTGTTGTCTACTGTGGTACATTTGGGAAATGCCTCGTAGTCAAGTCCCCAAAAAATTTCATTAACATACATTTTAGCAACACGCTTGGGCGTATCAACTAAACTGTCGTCGCTGAGATCCAGCCCCATTACTCGCATAATTTCCGTAAA